AATTATGTCACTCTAATTTTTACTAGCTTCGAAGTGTTAATTTGTAACGACTCTAAATATCATATCTTGAATGAGCTTAATTACTTCAGCATTTATCCCTAACAGCCGTCTCTCTGCATAGTGTACTCGCGGACCATTACGACTGACGCGATCACGCAGGCCGTAGTGATGAACACGGGCAATGCGCTGTACCTTACCTTCAAACTGCACGCTGGCAGAATCGGCGCTGGCGGCAGTTTTCAGGTATTTTGTGGTGCGAAGCTTTGTAAACATCTGACGTTTGATGCGCCCCTTTTTACTGCGTGCTGTTACCCTTCGCGGTTCATAGCTGCTGCCATCAGGATTACGCTGCATCCTGATGTTCTGCTGCTGTGTCCGGCGAAGTTCCTGCGCCAGCTGGCGCATCATGCGGCTTCTCGTGGCTGGTTCCAGATTCGCCAGCAAGGCACTCAGCCAGTCGTCCACCTTCTGCAGTTCAGCCACGTTTCACCGTCCACATTTCTTCAGGTTCATCGGGTTCTGCTACAGCTTCAACGCTCGACACACTGCCGTCAGTGCTGACCAGCACACGTTCCGTCAGTTGCAGATTAAGGCTGATATCACAGACATCGTTGCGCAAAATATCCACATCAAAGGTGAATAGCTTTTCCCGTAACGCCGGGTTATTGATGGCATCGGGCTGGTTATCCCTCAGCCACAGCAAAACCGGGGCCATCAGCAGATTCTGGTCGCCGCTGAAATCCTCTATCACCACGTTCAGGGTATAGCGGTACTCCCATGACATGGAGCTGGCCCCCGTGGCAACCAGCGAACCGTTATCCACAAACAGATGCAGTTTGTCCGGGTTATTGCGGACATAAGGCACAGCTTTATTGAGGGCGTGGCGCAGGGATTGTGGTTTGTTCACTGTTTCGCTCCTGACACGCAATAATCATGTCCACTTTGTCTGCACAGACCGCCCAGGCGGCCTCCGTTTCATCCAGCAACGCATTCAGATCACCGTTAGTGCGCGGTGCTGCCTGCTCCAGCCGACACGGCGTCACTCGCGGACAACCACTGACGGTAAGCTGCACCTCCGGTGAGTGCCGGACGTTCCCGCAGCCGGATAATGTCAGCAGGCAAAGGAGTATCAGCCCAGTGGCGTAAATCCTCGTTCTCACGTTTCAGTTCCTCGATCCGGCGTTGTCGTTGTCTCAGCTGTGCGCTGGTCTGTTCTGCTTCGGCATAGAGCCGCACCTGCTCCCGGTTATTGGTTTCAGTCAGAATGGACAGGCTGATAAGCTGGCTGTTGCTCTTTGCCAGTGCCTGGCTTTTGCTCTTCAGCTCGTCTGCCTGCGTGCTAATGGTCTGGCTGGCATCAGCCAGCCGCCACGCCTGCCAGCCCAGCGCCGCCAGTAATAACGCCAGCACAACCAGCAGCAACCGGTTCATGCTGCTACCTGTTGCGCCATCTGATTACGGGTGATCCAGAAGGCAATAACGGTCAGTAGATAAAAGACCAGGGTAATAGCCCACCCCGTCCATGCGAGACTTACAACAATCAGCAATCGCATCACCCAACTGGTAAATACGTTTTCTTTTCGGGTAATTGTCTTCAGCAAAGATGCCCTTAACTCCTGCCAGAGCGGGCCATTCTTAATTAACGCAGCCAGTGCTACCGGAATTACCGCCCATGTCAGCAAACAGGCTACCCAAACGCCGGACGCTGCCAGTACCGGAAAAATCCCCTGCGGATACACCATTGCTGCGATTAACAGCGCCATCCATAACATCAGAAACAGTCCGCTGATTAATTTCTTTTTCATTTCAGTTTGCTCCCTGTAAACACCAGGCCATCTCCCGCGCACGGCGGTTATCCAGCCCCTGATTAAACACACCTTTTACATAAACCCAGCGCGGTAACTGTCGGCACGCATCCGCCCAGCGCCGCTGATTGAGCAATTTCACCAGCGTGGAGCTGCAGGCATTGCCTGTCCCCACGTTGAAGGCAAACGACACCACCGAGTCATACACCTTTTGTGGCGGCTGTTGCTTCACACACCTTTCCAGCGCCCGCTCCACACGCAGCACGTTGGAGATCAGCCCTTCCGCTGCCTGTCGTTCCGTAATGGTTTTGCCTGGAATGACGCCAGATGTATTACCAATGCCGTCGGTCCAGACACCCGCGCTGCACTGATACGGCTGCAGACGACAGCCTTCGTAATCGGCAATCAGTTTCAGCCCCTCCACGGAGGTGTGAAGCTGCTGAAAACCCGGCAGCGTGGCAGCAATAGCCAGCACGGTCCCGACAAGGCAGCGTTTAACGATTGATGGATTCATAGTCCTCCCGCGAGATCTGCCCGTCGCGCAGAAGCTGGTAGGCTTTGTGTTTGTAGTACCAGTTGATAGCCAGCATCAGCACACCAATCATCAGGCCGCCCAGCGTTGAGGCATCCTTGATGGACAAATCGCCCAGCCAGGCCAGCACGACGGCGATGCAATACGTGATAAAGGCGCTGATTCGCTCAAGCGTCATAATTCAGTCCCATAGCTGGACGGTCTGCACGGTGGTGGTGGTCGGAATGTCCGGCAGCTCCACCTGCAGCCCGTGAGGTAAAAAGGGGCCGTATTCGGCAAGCCCCGGATTTGCCTTCAGTACCTGCTCCGTGACACCCTGCGTGCGCCCGTAATGACGCCAGCAAAGCGCGTCCACCGTGTCATACTGATGCGCACGCACTTTCATCAGATAAGCTCCACTGTGCAGTGCGGCGCATCCTGTACCCGGCTGATGGCCCAGCGGGCGTCACGCCACAAATCACCGCTGGCTTCTGCCAGTTCTTCGCCCCGCTTCACACCGGATGCCGTGGCGTCATAGTCCTGGTATCGTTCGTTGAGCATGGCGCGTGCCCAGCAGTAAACCGCGTTGAAATAGTGCTGAATGCGCTCACTTTTGCCGTCCAGCTGTTCCGCCGGAACCTCTGCCAGCGAGGCATATCCCAGCATCTGCTGACGTCTGCGAAACTCATACAGCTCTGCGTTGACCTCCGAAATTGCCGACAGCGCAACCTGCTTTAAACGCGGCTGCGTCACCGTGCCGTCAGTGCGCATGACACTGCGAAACTCCGACAGGTCCACATCAGGCCAGAACGGCGTATTTCTGATGATTTCCGCCTGTTCCGGTGCCTGTTCTGGCGCAACAAACTTCATGCTGCTGTCTCCTGAAATAGAGGGCGGTGGACGGGGTTTTGATGTGGCAGTGCCTTTCGCCACCCCGTGCCGCCCGTGCGCGGGGGCACGTTCTGTCAGCGGCTGTCATTGCGCAGTCTGCGCTCCAGCTGCTGTTTGTCTTTTTTCACGCCACAGCGGGGATCGAGCTGTAACGCATGGTTGAGATGATTAAGGGCGGACGCCGGATTGTTTTCACTCAGGACAGCGCCAATCGCTTTATGCAGACGCGCCCGTGACTGGTCCGGCATATCCATACCGTCTGTCAGCTCCAGCGTCTGCAGCAACAGATCGGCATCAAAGCCGGTGGCGGCAAGCATTGCGCTCTGGGCTGCATCTGCCATTTCCTCTGCCAGCACGGTCTGCACGTTGCGGTTACCCAGCGGCATCACCCAGCCATGACGCAGGGCATGACGCCCGATCTCCAGCGCCCCGGCATAATCTCCGGCATCAATGCGCCACAGCATCACGTACATCAGCACGTCATCCTGTTGAGCGCCTCCGGCAGCCAGGACACCCTCTGCCCAGGCGGCGTACTTCGGCAGCAGCTCCACCTTGATTTCCGCTTTTTTGACCGTGGACTGAACGCCCTTGAGACGGCGGCGGTCTTCCGCCAGCTGCAGCAGCATCAGGTCATAGCCCGACGCGTGGCGAACACTGCCGCCCTCGCGGGCGGCCTGTTCAGCCTGAACGCGCAGGCGATGCTGCCGTGCGGGACTCAGGCTCATGGATTACGCTCCGGTTTCTGCTGCGGCGGCGCTGAAGTCGCCAATCTGGATGTTTTCCACCAGTGCGGCGCAGCGGTAGTCCTCAACCACATAGGCTTCGTTAACGGATTCAAAGTTTTCAATCCGGTCACGTTTCGGGTTGTCGATAACCGAACGGCGGCGGGTGTCCTCCTGCCAGTAAATGGACAGGTTATCCAGACGGGTGATCAGCAGCGCATTCGGCGGGAAGAACGGCGCACGCACGGCCTGCAGGCCACCCATGCGTTTCTGACTGATGATCATATCGGCAGCCAGTTTTTCACTGTTTTCCTGCTCTTTGTTGACCAGCGGGAAATACTTGTCAGACAGCAGCTCACGACCGCAAATCACCACCAGATCGTCATCGTCCTGGTAGACCACGTCGATAAGCTCATTGACGGCATCCATCACCACGGCGTCCAGGTTGGCATATTCGCCACCTTTCCCGACTTTCACTGCGCCCGGTGTGGTTTCACCGCCCGTGGTGGTGCTGCCCATGACGTGATCCGGTGCATCCTCACGGATTTTCTGCAGCCAGCCTTTGTTCACATCCTGCAGCAGCGGGTTTTCACTACGGTTGGAGGTTTTCGCACGCTTCACGCCGTTAAAGCCGATCATGATGCGGTCCAGTGCCTGACGTTTCACGATGGCGTTACGGATACGCACCTGGAAATCCTGAAACTTCGCCCACAGGTCCAGCTTCGCGTAGGTCAGCACCGTGTCAAAGTTGGTCTGTTCGCATTTGTATTCCACATCGACCATCAGCGTCGGATCGACAGGTTCACGCTCTTTCGCGGTGGTGTCAGTGGTTCCGGCAATGGTGCTGCCAACACCCAGCCCCAGCAGCTGACCGGACTGCTCAGTCACTGGCGTGACGTTAATCAGCGTCAGGAAAGCGGCGGACTGCTGGATCTGGTCTTCCAGCGTCTGCTGTACAGACGGCTCCACGGTGAATTTGCTGGACAGTTCAGATCGGCAGAGCGTCGTGTAGGGAAAGAGTGTAGA